CTGTATGCAATGGTGTACACCTACACCAATTTCGCGGACACCGCCCTCGACATGGAAGCCCTTGCTGCTTACGATCTGTGGATCGCGGACTACCGCGGCAAGCGCCCCGCCCGCCGCCACGGCATGTGGCAGTACACAAGCAGCGGCAAGATCCACGGCGTGAGCGGCCCGGTAGACCTGAGCCATGCGTATAAGGACTACGCCACCATTATCCAGCGGGCCGGGCTGACGAAAGTGAGAGGAGCATAAGTGATGAGCAAGAAGTTTTTTATCAGCCAGCCTATGAACGGCCTATCGGACGAGCAGGTGCTGCAGAAGCGTGCCGCAGTGATCGGGAAGGCAAGGGCCGTGTTTGGTGACGATGCGGTTCCTCTGGAAACGTTCTTTGAGGACTTTGGCCCCGATGCGAAGCCGCTGGATTATCTGGCACGCAGCATCGAGTTTCTGGCTAAGGCTGACGTGGCGGTTTTCGCCCCGGGCTGGGAGTACGCACGCGGCTGCCGCATTGAGCGGCAGTGCGCCGAGGAATACGGTATTCCGGTAATGGAGGTGTGAGACCGATGTGGCAGTTTATCACGGAGTATTGGGCCGGGTGGCTCTGTGCTCTGATCGGCGGCGCGATCCTTGCCGCCATCCCCAAGATCAAGGCCCTGTGGGACGCGGTGCTGGCCCTGCTGCACGACCGCATCTATACCGAGTGCTACCGTTTTATGGAGCTGGGGTGCATCACCCGCGACGGCCTGCGCAACCTGAATTACCTCTACAAGACCTATCATGTGATGGGCGGCAACGGCACCGGCACGGAATTGTACAAGAGAGCCTGCGCTTTACCCATCCACGACTGAAGAAAGGAACTGACATTATGAACGCACACATCACTGAGAACAACACCCCCGCCATCCCCGCCGCGACCATCGCCCGCACTGTTGTGCTGGCACTGGCCCTCGTCAATCAGCTGCTGAGTGCAGCAGGCAAGCCGGTGCTGCCCATCGACAGCGCCAGCGTGGAGCAGTGGGTGACCGCTGGCCTGACCACCGCTGCCGCCATCTGGGCATGGTGGGAGAATAACTCCTTCACCCCTGAGGCCATCCACGCCGATGAGCTGCTGGATCAGATGCAGGGGAAGATCAAGTAAGAGTACATAGCAGCAGCCCCGGGGAGCCTGATGGTTCCTCGGGGCTGTTTTCTTTTGGCATGTTTCGGCATATTCCGACGCATTCCGCATTATCCAGCACATTCTGACATTTTCCGGTTAAAGTTGGATAGAAAGGATGTGCAAACTATGCCCGACGTGAAACTTTCGAACTCCCCCGCCCAGCTGGATCAAATCCTCCGGCCGCTGGGAATTACCCGGAGCTCAAAGAATTACCGTATCCTATGCGAATGCGTGGCTCTGATCTGTGAGCAGGAGGACCGGCTGGAAGCTGTACAGAAAGAGATCTATACCCCCATCTCAGACCAGCGAAGCTGCAAGTGGTCTGCCATTCAAAGTGCCGTCCGGCGTGCAGCAGAGAAAGCCTGGGCGCTGAACCCCGAGGGCGTTCAGCAACTGGCTGGCTACCCGCTGACCGGTGCACCCAGCGCGGTGCAGTTCCTGGAGATGCTTTACAATGCCGTGGTGAGGGGGTAACGAAAAGGCTGCCATGCGTGGCAGCCTTTTTTTGTTGATTTTTGCATAGTTTTCCGCAGAAAGTGGGTTTGACTGTGGGTTACAACAAAAGAAAAACACCCAGAAACTTACGTCTCTAGGTGTTTTATCTTGGTGGGCGCGGGTGGATTCGAACCACCGAAGCTGAAAAGCAGCAGATTTACAGTCTGTCCCCATTGGCCACTCGGGAACACGCCCATATCCTATTTGCAGTCATCGCTGACTGCCTGTATATTTTATCATCTGAAGTGGCATTTGTCAACTACTTTTTCCACGGATTTTCTCATTTTCTGTCGTTCTCTATTTTCCTGCGTTTTACCGTAATAAAAGCACTTTCTATAACAGTAAAAGACCCCAAAACGTTTTCCGTTTTGAGGTCTTTTTGGAGCTGGTGACAGGAGTTGAACCTGCAACCCACTGATTACAAATCAATAATATTTTTCGTATTTATGTTATTTTTACAGCAAACGTTAGTTTGTTGTTCGCTTATTGTGTTTTTCCAGAGTGATAAAACGTCTGCCTTATTTTACAACAAATATTGCAAAAATTCAACGCATGTATGCGGAGCGTTCTTTTGTAACAGCTTCGCACAGGCCGGAAACAAGGTCTTCCGCCATGCTCCACATGTGATGCAGCTCTACGCCAGCCGCAGAATCCTCACTATCAACGCCGGTAAGGATTTTCTGTGCAATGCGGCGGTTTGCATCGGCGTGCTCCATTTCTTCCCCAGAGAGCTTGTACCACTCAGAAGAAGCATAGGGACAGACGTTTTTGTATTCCATCGCCATGCTTGCGTAATTCATCGCGTCGCTGTACTCTTCGGCCATTTGCTTTGCAGCATGAACGAGTGTGTCCTTATACCCTGCAAATTTTGCTTCGTCCATCATAACCAAATCCTCCTTTTTACAGCTTCTCCACGGTCACAGCCAGGTTGTTCACCACGGCAGCAGTTCCGGTCAGCAGGAAGCTCAGGATAGAGCTTTCGCAGCCGCACGCATTGCGCACCAGGAAAGTCAGTGCCAGATTGGTCGGTGCAGCCGCAGCGGCCACAGTCTGAGAAGCGGTAGCACCGATGACAGCCACGCCATCCTTCTGACCGGTCAGGGTCACGGTTCCCGCCGCCGTGGGGGCCAGTGTAGCAGACACGGTCACATGGTAGTAGCCTTGGCCCAGCAGTGTGATGGTGTTGCCGTCCTGCCGGATGTTGCAGCCGAACCGTCGGGAAGTGATGCCGACAGGGATAACGTCGTTTACCGCCACGGTCTGAGCCGAGGTGTTTGCGGTATAAATCGCGGATTTAGACATAAAATATCTCCTTTCTTATATAAAAAGGCGGAGCAGCCTTTGCCGCCCCGCCGATCCTCGCCAAAAGGGCGTATGTGTTAGATGTTACCGCAGCCGTTGCTGCAGCCACAGAAGGGGCTCGGGCCAGCATTGTAGGAGTAGCCGTTGGGATACCGGACTACGCCATACATCTGAGCCTGAAGCTCCAGCTGGCTGATTCGCTGGTTCTGTGCAGCGATAGTCTGCTCATACTGCTGCTTCTGGAGCTCGGCAAACTTCGCGTCAATATTGGAGTTGATCGCGCAGGTCTGCTTGTCCATCTGGGCTGCCAGGTTGGCAGTCGCCAGCCGGTTGTCGCAGCAGCACTGAGCAAGCTGTGCCTGGATGCCGTTGCCGGTCTGCAGGATGGCGGTGTTGGTGCCCGCCTGAGCCAGAGCGACTTCCTTGCCCAGTTGGCCGACGCTGCCCTGCATCTCGTAACCGAGATTGCAGATGCCGTTGCCGATATTTGTCAGCCTGTCGTTGATCTGGCCGAACTGCTGGCCAAAGAGAATTTCCTGCTGGCTTGCGGCGGTCGCATACTGGCCAAACTCGCCGGTGCGGTTGCCCCAGAAGCCGTTGCCGCCCATAAGGACGAACAGGAAGAGGATGATGATCCACCACGCGCCGCCCTGGCCCCAGCCGTCGTTATCGTTGCCACGGGTCACGGCAGCGATATCGCTCAAAGACATGTTATCCATAGTTGATTTCCTTTCTTGCGAATAGTGAAATTATTTCAAATCGTGGCCACGATTTTTCGATTACTTGATGAAAGGCATGATCTGCTTTGCCATCGCTTCCAGCTGGTGGTACTGCTCATCTGACATTTTGCCGGACTTGCGCAGCTCTTCCACCTGCTTTTTGGGATCTCCCTGGAAAGCGGAGCGGAACTGCTGAAACTGCCGGAGAAGCTGCATCACATTGCCCATCGGGCCGGGCATCGCCGGGCTTCCTGAGCCGCCCAGGAACTGCATCAAAGGATTTGCCATACCTTAACCCTCCTTTGCCCGTGCGGGCCTTGCAGGAGCCGCCGGGGCCGTCTGATACTGCGCCATCACGCGCTCCACCTCGGCCTTTACGGCAGCCTGTATCTTCTGATCTGCCTGCGCAGAGGTCAGATACTGCGTCTCTGCCGGTGTCTGCATCGCTGCCGGGTCGATCTTTGTCAGGCGGTAGTACTCGCCGGACGCATAGCCCATCGTGTCTGCCTTTTTGACAGCCATGACAGGCTCGTTTTGCACCATGATCCAGCGCGTTTCGCCGGGCTGTACCATGACCTTGTCCACATCCGCGATTGTCGGCACCATTGTGAAGGGGCTTTGTCCCCCGCTCTGTGGAGTGGCCTGCTGGGCCATTTGCTGCTGATACTGGCCTTGCCCAAAACCCATCGGTGGCATCCCGCTGTAAGGGTTTGATTGCCAGCCGCCAAAAGGATATGCCATAAAGCTTCCCGTCCTTTCCTGATCTTGTAGTTCCAGTGTACCTTTTTAAACCGCCGAGAGAGTCAACGAACGTACAACGAAGGACAAAAAGAAAAAGCGCCCACACGGCATTACACCGCGTGAGCGCTTAATTTTTTTACTGTGTTTTACTCTCTTTTTGTTTTGAGAAATTCAATATAATGGCGAACCTCTTTTATTTCGTCATCCGTGAGACCTTCAAACGCTTTCATCAAAGAAGCGATTGTAGCGTACTCTTCAACACTTTTCTGGCTTTTTCCATCCAAAAGGGATTCAACCGGAACATCAAAATAAGCTGCGATTTTCACAAGAACATGATTTCTAGGGGTGGAGCCGTTTTTCCAGTTAAAAACCGCCCCCGACGAAAGACCGAGTTCTTTAGCTACTGCGCTGGGGGATTTTCCAACTTTGGCGCACAAATCAAGATATTTGTCCCAAAACACACAAATTCACTCCCTTCTTTTTGTACAAGGTGACGTTCTTTCTATTTTTTACTTATTTTTAGTGACATATAATAACATTGTTGCAAGCAGTTATACACAAAAGTCAATAGAAAAGTCATCCTATAATAATCCTCGCACCTTTATTATAGGTATATTTTCTCTGCTTGTCAATAACAAAATCTAAGATTTTCAAAGAGGAAGTGACAATTTTGAAGATTCTATTATTGCGTATGCGTGCAGGATTGACGCAACAAGAAGTAGCAAACAGGCTTGATGTCAATCCGTCCACTATCACGCATTGGGAAAAAGGCAGAAATTTTCCCGCCGTATCGCGTTTGCCAAAGCTGGCAGAGCTGTACGGATGCACCGTTGACGAGCTGTTAGAATGCAAGAAAGAGAAAGAAGGCCTATAATATGAATCGTTATCCCGAAACCTTTGAAAGTTTTTGTGCCTCGGCTGGGGTGAAAGAGCCCGATTCCCTGCCAGACAGCATGAAGGACATCATCAACGCAATGTGTGACCTTATCAACATCGCTTACGACGACGGCGTAGAAGCTGGCAAAAAGGCGGTGACTGTATGAACGAGTTGCAGATTTTCAATAACCCTGACTTTGGTAGCATCCGTACTCTGGTTGAGGATAATGGAAAGGTGCTCTTTTGTGCCGCCGATGTAGCAAAAGCGCTTGGCTACGCAAAACCTCAGAACGCAATCGCCACTCACTGCAAGGGGGCCCTGAAACGGGGCATCCTTACCAACGGCGGAGAGCAGGAAATGAATTTTATTCCGGAAGGCGATGTTATTCGCCTTATCACCCACAGCAAGCTCCCCAACGCTGAGAAGTTTGAAAGTTGGGCGTTTGACGAAGTGCTTCCGCAGGTGTTGCGTACTGGCAACTACTCTGTCAAGCCCGAAACTCCTGAACTCACTCTCTCCAAAGCGCTGGTGATGGCGCATGGCATCATTGCGAGGGAACAGGAGCGCTCTAAGCAGCTCGAAAAGGAAAATGCCAAGCTCAAGCCCGCCGCCGAGTACGCCCATAATATGCTTTTGAGTGATGAAACGCTCACCGTGACGCAGATCGCGCTCAACTTTGGCATGACCGCCAACAAGCTCAACAAGCTGCTGGAAGAATGGGGCATCCAGAAGAAGGTCAACAAACAGTGGATACCAAAGCGAAAGTACATCGACAAGGGTTATACAGTGAGTATTCCTGTTGAGGTAGGCAACGGCGAGACCAAAGAGAACACCCGCTGGAACCGCACCGGACAGGCATTTATCTACAAGCAGATGCACGACCATGGCTATTTGACTGTGAAGGAACAGGCAGAGCAGAAAGCAAAGGAACGCAAGATACTTGCCGTCCCTGCTGAACAGCCCGCATAAAAATACCCCCGATGCTCCAAACGGAACACCGGGGGTTTCTTCTTACTCAAGCACTTTGTCAATGCCTTTCAGCCGGTAGCCTATCGCCGTCCGACTGTAATGCGTCTGTGCTGCAATGTCCGGCAGCGGGAGCCGCTCAACGTACCGCAGTAAGGCTATCTTACGGTCTACCCTCCCAAGCGGTGCGCTTTTGATGGCGGTGATCATCCTCTGTCGGTCAAGCCCTTGCAGCGCAGCGGGCAGCACTACGCGAGCCGCCGCCACAGGCGGCACCGAGCCAAAAGGGCTGCGGCAGCTGTCCGGCGTTGCGCACCATATTGCCAATGCTGGTAAACTGGTGACAAAACGTCACCAGTTTGTTGACATTGTCGATATGGTGACCTGTACAAACGTCTGTTCCAGCGCGGTCAGAATTTGTCTGGATAATACTTTTTGAGCATCTCCACGGGTTAAGCGGTTCGTATGTAGTGCTTGCCATGATATCCTCCTCTTAACTCATGCTTAAATCAATGTTTTCGATTTCTGCACGGACTTCGAGTGCATGGAGATAATTCCCCATAGCCGCTTTTTGCTCTCTCAAAAGAGCCAAAGAACAGGACGGCGTAAAATTCAAAGTTCCGGCCTCGTACTGGATAGTCATGCGGTGCAGCTTTTCATAGCGGATTTTGGTCTGGTAATACTCCGCGCGAAAACGCTCCTTGTAATCGCTGCTGAGCATCATTTCGACAGTGCTTCTCAAATCCATGTATTATACCTCCTTACTGCTTTTCCAGTGCCGCTTTCATGCGATCAAAGAAAAATTGGATGATCACCCCGATGGTCTCATCGGTAATGGCCCACGAGATGAATTTTCCGTACTTGCTTGAAGCCAGGGCCGCGCGGAGCATCTGAGCCACCCAGGCTTTTCGCTCCGCACCTTTTTTGGTGCCCTGGATATCCTTTTCTGCCTGCCCGATCAGGTCAAGCACGGTGCCCTTGACAGCAGCACCATAGCCCAGCCGGATGCAGCCCAGTGCGTAGAAGATGAACCCGCCCAGCATGAGCACGAGGGCCACAGGGGCGGGAAGTGCGGTCAAAAAGTTACGAATCGCTTCCATGATTGGTAACTCCTTTCAAAAGATAGTTGTCGATGTCGGTGCGGCTCTTCTGCATTCCCTCGCGGTTGTTGCCGGACAGTTGCGCGTCCAAAAGGTTGCGTACTCCGTCGAGGGTTAGACGGCTCACCTCGTCGATTTCTTCAAAGCGGCGCAGATCCCGGGCAAGGGCCTGCGTGTGTTGGAGCTGGCCCTGCTCTAAGGTGCCGATGCGCTTGTCCATCTCATCCAGCCGCTTGTTCTGCACGTTGTCCGGCTCCTGCACCTTCTTGATGTACTTGTGGATGATTTCCAACACCTTGTCGATGGTGATGGCCGCAGCGCACAGGCTGCCCAGGATGCCCAGCACCCACAGCAAAGCTTCTTTTTCAGTCATTTGCCCTCCCGGAGACGGGTCAGACCCTTCTTGCGGATGATTTTCGGGTAGTTGAGGGTGGTCACGTTGAGGTCAACGTTGCCGGAGATGCCAGGCGCGCGGCCCTTGCTGGTGTGCTGGTGGGCATTGTACTTGAAATCCACCTTTGGGGTCTTGCCGGTGTAGTCAGCAAGCCATACGTCATAAGGATGCAGAGCCGCACCGCCCACAAAGAGATGTGCCTTTGCAAAGCTGGTGTAGGTGTAGAGCTGGGCATAGAAGCCCATCTCCTCGATCTCGTGCAGGGCATAGGCGGTCAGGTCGGTCAAGTCCTGCTTGTCCAGGTTACCCAGCTTGTTGTCCTCCACGTCCACCGCCACAGGCAGGGTCAGCTCCTTGCCGTAGACCGCCTGCCGCAGAAGGGCAAGCTCTGCATCAGCCATGGCCTCGCTGGTGGCGTAGGTGTAGTAGTAGATGCCCACGTCCAGCCCGGCAGCTTTGGCGTTGCGGTAGTTGGTCTCAAAGGTCGGGTCGATGTACAGGCCATCTGCCCGCTTGGAAAGCTTGTGGTTGGTGGAGACCGTCTTGAGCATGGCCCCCTTGTAGCCCGCCGCCGCCACCTGTGCCCAGTCGATTGTGCCCTGATAGCGGCTCACGTCCACATAGCGGTAAGGCGGTTCCCCTGCCCACCCGGTCACGGTGTCCACAGTGGGCACGTCCGGTGCAGGGGCAGGCTCTTCTTTGTCAGCGTTGTCTCCGGCAGCATGGGAGAGCGCAAAGAAGATATCCCGCAGGAAGTCAAGCATCACTTTCCACCTCATAAAAACCCTCCTCCGTCAGCTTTTTCATCACGGAATCCTTGTACCGGTCAGGTACGTTGTCGATGGTAAAAGCGCCGTCAAAGCGGTGCAGCTTAATTTGGGTCACATAGAACAGAATCATAGTATCCTCCTTACTGTGCGGCCAGCAGGTCAAGCATAGCCGCTTCCAGAGCGGCAAGGCGCTCTTCTGCGGTGGGCAGCTGTGCCTTTTCCTCTGCTTCCTTGCGGGCCTTTTCCTGTGCGGCCAGCTCATCGGCGGTATACAGGATGTACCGCTGCACTTCCACCTTTTCGTCATAGGCTCCCTTTGCGGCCACGCCGGGCACGTCCACCACCTTCCAGCGGTCACGGCCCCCGTTGGGGTAGGTCTTGTACTCGTAGTGGCTGACCTCTTCCACGCCCGCCACAGCATCGTGATGGATGGTCTGGGTCTCCTGCTTGAGGTAGCCTTTCGTCAGGTCGGGGTTTTCGATTTCTACGCCGTTACTGTCAATAATTTTCATGTGTGTTCCTTTCAGGCGACACGCCGCCAGATGTATGCGCAGTACGCCGGGGGTTGAACGGTATCTGATGCGCCGTAGATGGAGTTGGAACGGGAGGCTCTAAACACAGTTGAGCCTGTGTTCGTTTCTGTTTGACCTTGCGGAATACAAACATTTGTGGAAGAGCCCAGTTCAAAGCACCCTGTTGCATAGCCAGAGTTAATAAATGCTCCGTTTTGTCCTATTAAAGCAAAAGTCCCTTCAATATTCGGCAGTCCTGCCTCTACCGTTGTACCAGCTGGATGTGTATCGCTTGCACCCCAGATAGTGCAATCCTCAATGCGCTCCCATGTGCCGCCGATAAAGCTTGCCGGGGATGTGGGGTCGTTGCTGGCCCAGAATTTGATTCTGGCGAGGTCTTCTTCTCGCTGGGCGGCGAGAGCTTTCAATGCCTTCTGCGCGTTGTTGACCTGCTTCATAAGGTAGTTGTACCCGTGCTGTTCATCCATGCCGACTTCTGCGCCGGTCGGGGCGACGGTCTGTTGGGATGTCCAATTTTCCGGGAGATCAGCGGGAAGAGGAATGTTTTTCAGGATATCATCCGCCATAAAGCAATGTTCCCTCCTTGAAGATAATGGTGTGTTTGAACTTTGTTCTGGTCGTGGTTTCGATGCTAACATCGTCCTGTGTGAGGGCGGCTCCGAACGCATCTTGTGCGGAGATGGCAGAGACTTTTGTGATCTTTTCCGATGGCAGAAGCTCATACTGCAGCGTGACTGCCGCACCGGAAAGGCTCTTTGCGAGATTCGGAACGGTATACTCGCCGTTCAGCTGCACCATGTTGATGTGATCCGCCAGGTACGAGGCTAGGCTTGTCAGAAACAGCGGGGTCACAGATGCAGAATCGGGCGCGGCGGCCGTCACCGGGACAAAATTATTTTGTCCCGGTGACGCGAAAGCATCTTTGCCCAAAAGCCAGCTGCCCAGAAGATAGTGATACCGGCTTCCGTTTGCCAGCACGGTGTCCGCGCCCTCCAGAATAGAGAGATTTACGTCCACGTCTGTTTTTTCGGTGATGCCGAAGTAGCAGTCTGAAGCGTACAGCGTTTCTCCCGCATCGTTCAGTATCTCGTAGTGCGTGACGGTCGAATTACCTGCCTCCGGTTCAATGGACGCTTCCAGCTTCAGATTCTCGCCTGAGATTATCAACGTTTCAGAACCCGCCTGCAGTGTCGCAGATGCAATGACGCTTTTCAGCGGTTTCACGGTCGCTGCGCGGTTGAGCCGTGCCGTCGTGGCAAGCTCTGCCGCCTTGTGGGCCACGTCCAGAAGAAGCGTCCGCGTCAGTGTCGGCGATGCAGCAGCCTTTGCGGTCGTCCATCCTCCGAACTCGGCAAACGGCTTTTTCCCAAGGGCCCAGCCGCCCAGACGATATTGATAATCGTATTTCTGCACATCGACCTGCTCTGTGATCAGGATTCCGGTCTTGAGGTACGGCATACTGATAAAGACGATGTGAGCGGGCTTGACCTGGTTGATCAGGTGCGTCACCTCGTCGTAGTACGACTGATTCTTTGCGCTTGTCGCAAGCCTCAGCTCGTAGAGCGGGTATGTGATGGAGCACGTCCATTCACCCGCGCCAATCAGCTCATCCAGCTTCTGATACAGAAACCCCAGTGTGTAGGGCGGGCGGGTCGCAATGCGGGTCATTACACGCTGCCTGCGGAACGCCAGAGATTCTTTTTCCGGGACAGCCACGATGTGAAACACCTTTTCCCACCGTGCAACGGAATCCTCGTCCATGGTCTGGAAAAAGAAGTTGCTTTGAACCCCTTCCACAGAACCGGCCAGCCGATCAAATTCCGCCTTTTCGGCAGCACAGATCTGCTGGTAATCCTGCACCTCCCGGTAGATGGGCGGCAGCAGCGGCAGCAGGTCGTGCGAAAGATCAAGCTTCATGCAGCGTCACCGTCCCAACCACAGGAACCTGCTGCTGTGCGCCGGTTTCTGTCAGAATCAAATCGTCCGCTGCTCCGTTCAGCTGGACGTTTGTCACGTTTACCACGCCCTCTGCCGTGATGATGGCCGCAGATACGCGGGCCGTGTAGACGTTGGCGCTATACTCAATGCCGGTCTTGCTGATATTGGTCTCCCAGCTTTTCCGCACATTGAGCAGATATGCCTCCAGCGCCTCCCGTACCGCGGTGCGAACTGTATCCAGCGAGTAGCTGGGCAGGAGCGTCACCGATGCGGTGACCGAAACTTCCAGCTTCTCCGGGGCCGTGATCGTTACCTTTGCACCGATGGGCGCAAGACCGAGCCCCTGCCCGGAGTACGGCACCGGGTCGATGGTGTTCTGAATGGTCTGCACAAGGTCGGTGGATGCAGGCAGCCAGTCCGCACCCAGAACGGAGCAGAGCACCGTGCCGCCGCCTCTCCATGTCGGGTAGACTTGCACAGCGCCCACGCCGTCCAGCTTCTCGATTTCCTCCTTGTACTGCGCCACATTGCCGCCAAAGGAGCGACTGTTCAGCGACGCTTCGATGCGGGCGCGGAATTCGTCATCGGTCTCGGTCTCGTCTCCGGGTGTCAGGATATCCGAGATCCGGGCAGAGGTCAGGCCCTGAATGGTGTCGATGGGTAGGATAGGGCCGGTGTAGTCGTTGCCGATGGTGCCGGGTGTTTCTGCCAGAAGGCGGTAGGTGTGCCCGGAACCCAGGGCGGACAGCGCAATAAAGTTGATACTGTCCGCGCCGTTGATGGTAGAGAACCGGCTGCCCAGCGGGATATCCATATTGAACTCGCCTTTTCGCACCGCCGCCGTGGCCTGCTTGCGGGTAACGGTGGCGATGGGGGCCAGCAGATCCAGTGCTCTGCCAGTGGCCGTCTGAAAAAACGCCTGCCGCTGCACCATGTTCAGGGAAAGGAAGAACCCCTCAAAGACATAGGCGGCGGGAGAAAGAGCTGTTGGGATAGGGCTTGTGTCCCGCTTGTCGTAGTCGTCCGGGATCTGAGACAGCATATAGTCCAGAATGGCCCGGTACTGTGCGGTAGAAAAATCGATCATGCTGCGGTGTTCACCTCCGTGCTTGCCTGCATTTCGCCGTAGATCGTGGAGACAGTAAAGGATGCTGTCAGGGCCTGTCCCTGCACCGTGTAAGAAAAGTCCTTCACGCCGGTCACCCGGTCGTCCACGGTCAAAGCCTCTTCCAGGCGGCGCTGCAGTTCGGCAGCCACATAGCCCGGGTCTTGCCCAAGCAGCCCCTCCCACTCCATGCCGCTGTAAGAGCGGAAGATCTGCCAGCGATAACGTTCCACGTTCAGAATGATGGTCACGGCCTGTTTTACGGCCTCATACCCATCACATTCCCCGGTGATGCGGCCAGATGTCTGGTCAATGAACCAGGTTCTGGACGGCTGAGAAACGTACTCCACGCCGCCGGAAAGGTCGATGGACGCGCCTGTGGGAAGCGTAGCCATTACGATTCACCTCCGTATACTCGGGAAAGAACAATAAACTTCTGCCCGCTCTGAACGCGGAGGAGCAGCACTTTGTCCCCGGTTTTCAGGGCCGGGTTCAGGATGATGTACTTTTTGTCCTTGCTCAAAGGCAGCACAGCGCCGTTTTCCCAGCCCACAAAGTTTTCTGCCTGCACTTTTGCATCAAATCCATCCGGCAGGGCCGACCACTCCGTGAAGTAGGGCGGAGCCGTGAACGCGTCTTCGCTGGGGCCGGACGGCGTTGCGTGCTTGTGCTGCAGGATCTTGATCTCGTGCCGGTGGCGCAGGATGGGAATTTTCTTTTCAATGACAGGCTCTGCCAGGTAAAGCACGGCCTGTTTCAGCGGGGCCATTGCTTCACTGATCTGGATCTCCAGCTCATCATCATCCGGCGGGGCCTTTGTCACTGTTCCGATCTGCAGGTCTGTGGGCTGCCCGGCATCGTTGGCCTGCCGGTATATCTCCTGCAATACTGCCAGTAAATCCACTCTTCTCCCTCCTTACAGTGCTTTTGCTTCCAGTTCCATGGTGTGCTCGTCATTTTTGAAGGTGTGCTCCACCTTTTCCAGCATGACATACCGTTTGAACGGTTCGCCGTCCAGATCAGACAGGTTCACCAGGATCAGCGCCCCCGCCCGCAGGCCCGGCACGCCAAGAGAAGAAAACTTGAGCTGTTGCAATACCCGGTTATAATACTCCAGGCTCACTTTCGCCTGTTCCTTTACCTGAGCGTCGTTGGCGGCCTCGTCCACGGTTTGATACAGCTGCAAAAGGCCCCACTTCCCGATGTGTTCCGAATCCTTCATCACGAAAACATCCGCCTTTCCCGTCTCCTGATTGGGCCGGGCCAGCTTGATGCTGTTGTAGGTCTGGGTGTCGATGGAGGAATTGAAGGTGTAATTCGTCATCAGGCTGTAATCGCCAATGACGATATCGGTTTTCAGATCGTTGGCCTCTTTGAGGGCCAGCCCGTCACCGGAATCGTAAAACACATACACCTTGCCGGTGTTGAGCAGGGTCTTTTGCAGGGCAGTGTTAATGATGTCGATGCAGCTTTTGTCCTGCATGATGAGGGAGGGCAGCTTGTAGCCGGTGTCGGCCAGCTCCCCCACGTCCAGCTCAAAGTCCTCTGCGATCTGCCGGATGATGTCCCCTGCGCTCTGGCCGTAGAAGGAATAGCTGGCATTGGCCTTGAGATATCGGATGCGGTCATAGCAGACCACGTCCACCGGCCCCCAGCGGTCAAAGCCACGGTTAAACACCCAACCATAAAACTGAAGCTGACCATTCACAGAAAAGCGGATCACGTCTCCCTCTTCCAGCTTGGATTCCGGGGTGCGAAGATAGGTAAAGGTCAATTTGCCCGGCTGACCGGTGCGCTGGGTAGACCAGACCACCTGCGTAATGCTGTTGGTCAGGTTCAGGGTGTTTCCGGTTGCTTTCTGTGCGGCCAAAAATTCGTATGTCACCCTTCCACCTCCTGCAGGCTGTTCTCCGGCATCCAACCCAGCACAGTGCCGCCGGTGTCTGCCACGCAGACGGGGCAGGGCCGGGCGCGGTCGATGATGCGCCGCACCACAACGATCTGTCCATGGATGCTGGTCAGAACTTCCTCCCCGCTGCCGGTGCCGTAGACTTTCCCGGTGGCTTTCCGTCTGGCCCCCACAACAAGCTTGTCTGAGGGGGTGCTCCTGGTGGGGGTCAGGGAGAGCTTTACAGCGCCTGCGGCATCCACCGCAGTGTTTACCGCCGTAGCTGCTGAAACGGCCCGTGCGGCCACGCTGGCCACATCAGAGACGATACTGGCCGGGGAGAATGTTCCGGTCTGGCCAGCGCCCTGCACAACAGCCCTCTGCGGGGAGTAGTCCTTGTACTCGGTCAGGCTCAGATCAAAATAGAAATCTCCCGTCTCAGCGCCGCGCTCCTCTGCCTTGAAGCTGGTAACGAGGCATCGAAAGCCCAGACTCGGCCCCAGGAACGGTACGCCGTTCTCATAGAACCGGACGGGCGTGTAGACGATGGGGGATTTTTTCTTCATGGCGGTGGTGAAGAACGCCATATACACCGCCGGGGGCAGATGAATGCCGGTCTGGCCCGGCAGCCGCCGCCCGGGCAGCAGGCCCGAAATGGACACGGTGCGCAGGTTCGGCGTGCGGGGCTGCATGATGGGGCCAAGGCCCAAAACGTTGTAAGTTCCGTTGTCAGCAGAAAGGGTCTCCGGCAGCTTTTCCGGGTTGATGGGCAGAGCGATCACCGTTGCGCCGCTGGAAAAATACAGCTTATACAGGGACATCTCTTTCTCCTTACTGCACGGTGACGGTGCTTCCTGCGTTCAACATATCCACCAGAATGTCCCTCAGAGTGTCTGCCAGATACTGGGCATCCTTTTCGGTGTTGCCGGTGTTTTGTCCCTGCACGGTGATCATGGGGGTCTGGCTCGTTAAGTTGACGTTGTTGATATACTTCCGTTCAGCCACATCCACCAGCATCTTGATCTGCTCATCGGACAGATCCACGGTCTTTGCGATCTTGCCGGTGTTCTTGTCGATGTTGGTGAGCAGGTCTTTCACGTCTGCCGCCTGGGGAATTTCCAGCTCACCCGTGCCGGTGCCCATAAGGCCGGATTTTCCGAGGTTCGCGCCCCAATCGCGACCGGCCTTATAGGCCTTGCCAAGGTCGATGTTTTCCCACGGCTTGACGACTTCCGTGTAACCGCTGACCCACTTTTCATATTTACGGTCGCGCTGGAGCTTTGTGACCGTGGCATTCACGCCGCTGGTCAAGTCCACGGTCACGCCTGGGATCTTGTTCAGCAGGCCCTCCAGCCCCTGCGCGATGTTCTGCAAGTACTGCATTACCGTGATCGCCATGTCGTAGAATGCGATTTTGATTGCAGCCAGGGGGTTGTTGAACGCATTCGCCAGGAAATTTACAAAAGCAGCAAAGCCGTTCTGCAGCGGGACCAGAACGCCGTTGAAGACGAATGCGCCCACAGTCGCAAATGCTCCCGTGATGATGCCCGTGGCCGAAATGCTGGAACCGGTCAGCTTGTTGAATGCTGCCACACCGCCATACAGAGCAGCCACCAGCACCAGAACTGCCGCAGCAGTCAGGGCGATAGGATTTGCTGCCATAACAGCGTTATAGAATGCCTGCATGGACGCGGCTGTTTTTGTGGCCGTCGCGAGGATGTTTGTCCAGTTGGCGGCGATCAGAAGCACACCGAACGCCGCGCCCAGGCTGACTACCAGAGGAATTGCAACATCCAGATTGTTTGCCACCCAGTTGATGGCCGTCAGCAGCGGGTCAAGCGCCCGGACGGCGGTGTTGCTTGCCACCGTCCAGACCTGCGCCCAGGTCATGGGGGTCTTTTCAAACTCTGCGTTCGTGTCTTTGGCCGCCGCAAACAGTGCGTTTTTCACGATGTCAGCAGTGATCAAGCCCTGAGAGCCCATCTCGCGCAGCTCGCCCACGCTGACTTTCATATAGTCTGCAATGGACTTTGCCAGAGCCGGGGCCTGCTCCATCACGCTGTTCAGCTCGTCACCGCGCAGCACGCCGGATGCAAGCCCCTGTTCCAGCTGGAGGATCGCGGCCTGCGCAGACGCGCCGGACGCTCCGGAAAGGGCCAGCTGCTTGTTCAGCTGCTCTGCAAACTGCACGATCTCTTTGGAGCTGCTGAATGCATCCCCGGCCATGGTGCCCAGCTGGGAGACCAGCCCCATGGTATCGGTAAAGCTGCCCCTGGAACGCTGGGCGGACTGGTAGATCATCGTTTCCAGCTCCTGCGTGGTCTGCAGGCCGTCGTTCATCCGGTCAAGCCGGGCACGCATGGAGACCAAGCTGTCAGACAGATCAACGGCCTTTTTCAAGCCCTGAATGCTGACATAGGACGCGGCCAGCCGGAGAACCGAAGATGTCAGGGAGTTGGTGACGCTTTGCGCCATATTTTCCTGCTCCTGCAGCCGCTTTGTGGCTGCTGCCGCCTCATCTTTGGCCGATGCCGCCACACTGGCGGCGTTTTCAGCCGCTTCCATGGATTGGGTCAGGGTCTGCTGCTGCGCTTCCAGCCCTCGGATGGTTGCGCCCAGCTTCTCGGTCTGGGTGTCCAACTTTTTGAACGCTTCCGTGTTCTGCTGCCCGGCGGCAACCATTTCTTCCTGTTGGGCCACATACGATTCAAACTTCGCATTTGCGGAGATCAGCTGTCGGGAAACGCTGTTCAAAACAGACTGATAGTTCCGGGCCGCTGCCTGTGCCGTTGTGGTAGAGCTGGATGCTCTCTGCGCAGCCTGAATGTATGCACCAAAGGAAGAGGAAAACCGATCCTGAAGGACAAGCGTTTCTTGAATCTTAGCCATTTCGTCCCGCCTCCTTCATTCGCTGGCTCTCTTCTCTGCGCTTTTCCATGGAGCGCAAAGCAAATGCCCTCACCAGCGCCTTTTCACGCACCGGCAGGGCATCGTACTTGCCCGGGGGCCAGCTGAGGTTAACGAAGCAATAGTAAGCCACCAGCACGTCGATATCCCAGCTGCCCCCGGAAATCAGTTTTTTGCCTCTTCGTCCAGACTCTTGTCAAAGCCGGAGAGCTTGCTCACGGCATCGATCAGGCGGCCAAACTCGCCAGCCAGAAGCATCTTGCCGGGAACCTGAACCGGGTCTTTGGTGCCGTAGGCCTCACACAGCTCCGCGCTGCGGAAATCCGGGAAAACGGTAGCTTCCACGATGGTGCGGGCACTCAGCTCGTTGGCATCAATGGAATCCTGCCACTGGCCGTCCACCTTTTTCTGCTTGGTGGCCGCTTTGATGATGGCAGCGTTTTCCTCCTGGGTCAGGGAGCGGATCTTGAACGGGGTCGGTTTGCCGTCCTCGCCCAGAAAACGCTTGGAGATGATGACCTCCTTTTCCTCGGTGGTAACGGTGGGATTCAGAAATGCAGAAAGTGCGCTCATAAAAAATACCTCCTAAAATCAGTTGCTGCCCAGGTTGGCAGGGTCTTTGAATGCTTCCAGACGCTTGACGCTGGTATAGCTGAAATTGAAATCGTAGTTCAGCATGGCCTCCTCGTCGTCCAGAATGGACAGCGGGATATCACCGGTCAGCACACAGCCATAGTAGCCCATTACCTGCGCGCCCACGCTGGACGTGGGGTCCTGGTTGGTGATGGTGATGTCAAACAGATCCTGCACGCCGTTTTCGATGTAGTTCAGCACCATATCGGTGAACAGGTTGCTGCCGTTGGAACCGAAATAGACGTTGCCGGTACCGGTCTGGGTGACACCGTTGGCCTTTTTCTGCACCTTTCGGGTGCCGATGGTCTTCATGTCCGAAGTCTGAATGCCCGCGATGGTCTTGATGTTCCGCATACCTGCGGCTTCCAGAATGCGGCCGTTCCGAGTAATGGTAATTTTGCCCTCTGCACCGTTCAGGGTGTCCTGGGCCATTAAATAACTCATCTTTGTACCTCCTTACGCCACATCCAGGGTGATATAGATCTTGTTGGTGCTGCCCACGGCCTCGATGGCCAGCGTGATGAGCACGGCATCCTTTGCCTCGCCTGCTTCCACAATGACATCCGTCTCGCCGTTAAAGTTCTGGATGCCGCCGGATGCCTGGATCTGATCCAGATACTTCACGATGGCGCTCTTGTACTGGCGGCGACCGTCCTCGGTGTTGTCCACAATGCCAACATAGCTCTGGGCAAACTGCTTGTACAGGTCGTTGGCAATGGTGTTGCACAGCCGCATGGTGCGGTTGTAGCGGTACACCTCGCCGATCTCGCTGGTATAGGTCACCAGAGAGTTGATGTCATACTCCACCCGGACGGTGCCGTCATCTGCGTTGAAAACAAACTTTCCCGCATTGATGGCATCCACATACTGGTTGTGGGTCATCTTGGGAGAGATGTCCACCGCATTGGGAACGGAGGCATTCGTCAGGTCGTTGGCGTAGGTCGCGCCGGAAAGCGCACCGCCGACCCACCAGACTGCCTCTTTCGGGGTCAGGGTGGTTCCGTCGTTCATTACCAGGCCGCCGCACACGTTGACGATAAAGCGAGTGTCAGGGTTGGTGGCATTGGCTTCCACCAGCTGAGAGAAGCGGCCCACTTCGGTGTTCACGCGCTTGATAAAGGTCTCCATCGCGGTCTTTACGGTGGCATCCTCGCCGTCGTACAGCATGGAATCAAAGTTGTAGGACTCAATGTTCGTCAGGTAGGTGCTGTATGCGGCGGAGTTCACCTCACCGTCCTTGCCGCCGGAAAGCTGGGTGCCGACATTTGCGGCCAGAGTGCCCGTGCCGCTGAAATCCACCCAGTCGTTGCCGGTCAGGTCTGCAACGGTCTTGCCAGTCTGCTGATCCTTCACCACACCGTCAACGACCGTGGAGACCTGGAAACTGCCCGCAGGTTCCGTCAGTGCGGTGACGATCACCACGATGTCGTTGCCCCGGGAGCCGGGGTATTTTGCGGTAGCCGTCAGCGGGGCGATAGTGCCGGTGGCCTTTGCGCTGTCCGCAGCGGCCGGGCGGTAAAGCAGCAGCTTGGTGGGTGCTGCGGTGCGGTTGGAGCCGCTGAAGATCATGGATGCAAAGCGATTGTGCGCGTCTGTGATGTCGTAACCGGTATAGGGGGTCAGGTCTTCCCCGGCGGCGATCTCCATCACCTTGCCGACGGGGCCCCAGCTCATGGGTTCGCAGATCGTGACCTTGCCGCGGTCGCCAACGGTCAAATTCTGCTGGTTCTTGGAGCGAAATTTGAAGTAAATGCCGGGCCGCACCTTGTTCTGTACAGCCCAGGTTCCGCCTGCTGCCATAGAGTGTCACTCCTTCCAAAATTCTTTCACAGCGGCCTCAGCCTCTGCGAGGGTGTAAAACGGTTTGTGTAAAACAACAGCCAGAAAATCCGGCTGATACCCCGCAAAACGCGGGTCTTTCAGCAGCACTTCCCGGCTGTATTGGGTATTATCCTGTTTCATTGGTCTACCTTCTGGTTTACGGTCTGGGTCTGCATCTTCACTGCGTCCACGGGCTTTTCCACAAAGACACGCAGCTCAAACTTATAATGCAGGCCGTCATCGTCGATATCCGCGCTGCGCTCGTAGGTGTGCAGGAGCTTTTCCGCCTCTGTTCCATCGGAATAGGGGAATGTTTCCATGCAGAAATCGAGCGCTTCAGCGGCCCGGTTGTACTGCTGGCGCAGGTCTGTGAGGTTGTAGTCCAGCAGATAGGTCAGGTCGAGCCGGATGGTGCGCAGCCAGCGCCCGCCGGGGTAAGGCTTGATATCACTGCCTCGCTGCTGGATAAACATGCAAGGCGGTTCAACGCCTTGCTGGGCAGGGTCTTCCAACATCTGCACACCGGGCAGGATGGGAGCCAGATACTCCGCCAGAGACCGGGCCAGCGTTGTAATGGTAAAGTTCATTTCAGCATCTCTCCCAGCTTATTCACGGCTTTTTCTGTCTCTATCTTCACGGTGCGCTTATAGGCTTCAATGCCCGCATCGGACATGTGCAGGCCCTCAACGTAGGTTGTTTTCGTGCCCACCATCATGCCAACCTCGCCCCGGCGGCCCGGGTCGTATTCCAGCATTCCGGTATAGGGGTTTGCGTACAGACCCGGCACGAAGTGCTTGTCCATCCGGTGGCCATCGTTGACGTAGGAGGCGTATTCCTTGTTGTTGTTCAGCTCAGTGACGATCTCTCCGCCCTGCCTTTCGGGTTCTGTTCGACTGTCAGTCGCCCAGTGCTGTTTCAGCTCTCCGGTGCGGGTATTGGTGCCGCTCAGGCTGTCCGCTGTGGGCGGGGTCTTATCCTGCGCCGCTTCCACGGCCCGGAGGGTGGCATTGCGGGCAACGTCTGCGAGCATTTCTGGCAAAGCGGCCTGCGCCGCTTCCAGCTTCTTGATGTACTCCTGCAGGTTCATTTCACACGCTCCTGACTGAGAAGAGTGATCTCCTGGTGGGCCAGCCCGGGCAGAACTGCCCCAAACGGCTCATAGTACAGGTCAGGTTCCCCGGCAAAATACCGGGTCTCCTGCAGCGCGTACCCCAGCCGCGCCCCTCTGTGGATCACTAGCTCATCACCGGGCTTGATATCCACATTGATATCGCAGGCCAGCTTGTCCGTTTTCTGGACATTGGCTGCTGTCTGGGTCATCGTCGGGGCCTTGTCCTGGCTGCGGTACACCCGGCACGGAACACCGGATCGGACGACCTTCCGTTCCTTGCGGCTCAACTGGCCATCCTTCACGTTTTCCGTGCGCCTGATCTCCATCAGGTCGGTATACCAGTCATTCCAGTTCATGGGTGCACCTCACATCACAAAAGTTCCGGCCGCACCGATAAAGCGGGCACGGTTTGCCAGCATCTGACCGTAGGTGGTGGCGTTCAGGTCGCCCCAGTCCTCTGTTCCTGCGGTCAGGGCGCTGGTGTCGTAGGTCACGGAGCTGTCGCCCAGTGTGGCAGACTTCACCACACCCACCAGAGCGCCGGACGCTGCCGCCTGCGCCGGGGTGGCGGTGCTCTCTGCATAGGTGCGCAGCTGCAAAGTAACGTAGTGGGCCACATAAAGACCCACGGCATAATGCCAGCTGTCCAGCCATTTATCCGGCTGAATGCTGACGTTTGCCATTTTTACGATCTCTTCCAGCATCACGTCCGGCAAGTGGCAATTTCCGTCCGCGTCACAGAACTGCGGGTATTCCGCCTTGAACTGCTCTGCGGTGTAATTGCCCACGCTCTGCCCCAGATTTGCGGCCTGCGCAAGAACGCCCTGAAACTGCGGTTTCATCGTCCAGCACATGGGCAGCCTCCTCAGTCTTCCTGCGGTTCGGCAGGCTTGTCCCAGTCCGCAGTCTTTTTCTTGCGGACGGGCTTGTCTGCGGCATCCTGTACGGCCTTGTCACTGCGGTTCGTGGGCACGATGTCACCATCGGCCACCAGCGCCTTGAAATAGGCCGTCTCTGCCGCCCAGCCCGGTACTTCGACCAGCTGCTCCCGGTGGAGCGGGAAGGTCTGAGAGCCGTCTGCGCTGGGCAGGATGATGTTTGCTTTGGAAAGCACAAAAGCCATTTCTGCCACCTCCCGATCAGATGCCATCCACGTACAGCATGGAGGTCTGGTACATGAGCTGCACCTCGGATGCGTTTGCCATATAGGCGGTGTCGTAGCAGACATTGGTAACGTTGGGGGCGCTCATCACGCGGGACAGGGGCACCAGCTCGTCTGCCTTGACAAAGCGGCGGTTGTTGACGTACACCACCATGCGGTCACCGTTGGAAGCACCAGCGCCCTTGACCCAGCGGGTGGGAACGATCTCCAGATCCACGCCGTGGTTTGCGGCCACGTTGTGCTTCTTCAGGAAGTCGTAGATGGTCTCAGTGCCCAGATCACTCACCATAGTGGTGGTGATGTAGCTGTACTGCTCGTAGGGGATGAGGATGTGATTGGGGATACCGGCCTCATCGTACTCGTTGGCAGCCCACACAGCAGTGATGGCATTGTTGATGTCCGTCAGGATCTGCTTGGGGGTCTTGTCCGCCCACTTGGAAGAGGAGCCGGTGCCGGAAGTTGCGGCAGTGGTCTTGGTGACATCGGGATTGTTGACAAGGCCGGTGGTGGCGTACTCATCAAAGCCCACGTAGGTGTTCTGATCCATGTGCTTGTCATAAGCCAGCCGGATGCCGTCCTGCAACATCTGGTCAAGGCTGCGGCCAATGAAGTTTGCGCGCTGCATATCCACGAACATGACGCGCAGAGCGGCGGCAAAGACATGGGCTTTGAATGCACCCTTGCTCACGCTGGCCTGCACCACAGGGATGCCGTTGGAACCGCCGCCGTTGACGGCAGAAGCGCCGGAGCCGCCCGCCATGCCGTAGGCCACGGACATGGCGGAGACGTAATCGACCCAGCCGCCGCCTACCTCGATGGGGATATCACGGGGATAGGTGACGCTGGTGAGGGGCTTGCGGATCAGCGGGTCACGCTTTTCCAGCTCGCTGGTGAGGAACGCATTGCCGCTCTGGATGGCAGCCGCGTCCATGGTGGGAGTGCCGCCGGTCAGAGCAGCACCGGCGTTGTTTACGGTGAAAGTACCGGCATTGGTGGTGCCGACGTTCTGGAAGTTTGCCATAGTCTAAGCCCTCCTATCAGGCGTTTGCACGGGTGAGGATGACCAGCTCGGCCACGCCGTTGGCATCAGCCGCGCCGCCCCACTGGCAGTTAGTGAGTTTGACGGAGTTTCCGGCGGTCTTGTCGTCCGCTTCCGCCTCGAAGCCGCCTACCAGTGCGGTGGCGTAGTCTGCGGTCTTGGTAATGCGGACGTAAACGTCACCGCCCAGGGCCGGGGTACCGCGCTGGCACAGCACGTTGATGCTGCCGCGCTGGAACACGCTGCAGGCCTCGCCGGGGGCGTATTTGCCGCCGTTCTGGTCAGGATAAACCAGGGCGCTCTTGACCTCGCTGCCCGCAATGCCTGCGAACTGTGCAGCGGTAGTGCCTGCACCGCCCATCACGATGACCTTGCCGCTGTCATACTTCAGGGCAGTGCCAAAAGGAATGCTTTCGGTGCCGCCAACGGGGCGGGTGTTGACGATCATATCCGGCTGGCGGGCATAAGTGCCAGCAAAGCCGTGGGGCATGGTCTTGCCGATAATCTGAGTATTCAGGGACATGGTTTAACCCTCCTTCTTCATGTGGGGATTGCGGTCGTTATAAGCGGACTGGGAAGCCTGACACAGCTGCTCATACCGGTTCTTACCGGATGCGCTGGCGGCAGCGGCGGCGCTGTCCTGCGCAGCCTTTGCGATGGCATCCACGGAGCTGGTACCCTTGACCTGCTCGATCAGGGTCTTGGACAGGGCATCACGGGTGGCCTTGTCCTGAATGCCGTTGATGATGGGGCGCATGGCTTTCAGCAGAGCCAGACCGCTGTCTTTGGCGGCAGGCTTTGCGCACTCGTCCTCGGAAGGAACAGTGGTGGAGCCGCTTTCGTCCTCGGCATCCTCCTTCTTGTCAGACTTTTCGCCGGACATTTCAGCGATCACCTTGTCCAGGTCTTCCGGCTCTTTGTCCTCTGCCTTCTTGGTGTTGGCGGCGATCAGCTGATCCAGCTTGCCGGAAAGATAGTTCAGTGCGTCCAGAACAGCGGTGTTCTGGGTGTCAGTGGGATCTGTGTCTTTAGCGGGGCCTGCATCCTGCGCCGGAACGGCGGGTGCTGCATCCAGCGCTGCGGCAGCGGTCTCCACCATGCTGTCAAGCTCTTCGGGGGCCGCGTTCTTTGCCGCCAGACCGAACAGAGACAGCAAACTCTTGCTCTTGCTCATGTGTTTTACCTTGCCTTTCTCCGCCGGAAGTTCGGCGGCACTGTCTTTTATTGCGACATCACGGCCAGCGCGCCCACGGGGCACGATGGCGATGTGATTGCCTCTGATATGGGTCTGCCGGTATCCTGCACCGTCTGCTTCGTACTGGCAGTAGTAGCCGCAGGACACATCCCGCATGGCCCCGTTCTTGACCTCGGAGATCAGTGTGGGGTCTTTCAGGTACAGGTCAGCCACCAGATAATCGCCCACCCGGCGCACATTCTCTGCGTGGCCTTTGGAGTAGGCGGCCTGATTTTCCTGTACGATCATCTCCGAGGGGTGGGTATTGGTGACATCCTTGCCCTCAAAACTGGCAATTGCCGCCGGGTCAAACACGTCCTCGGCGCTTCGTGTCACCTGAAGAACACGCTCCGGCATCCCGTCCAGCCCGATCTCCCGGGCCAGATAGTTCTGCGTGCCGGTACGGGCGATTTTGACATCGTGGCAAATTAAAAAGCCCTCCGGCGTTTCCGTCATGTGAGGGCTCAGTTTGCTTCCATAGTACGCAATCAATCGGCATCACCTCCGTTTCTGTATGCGTTCATCCATTTGTGATATTTTTCATCATCTGCCAGCTTGTGGCGCTGGAAGGTCTCAAAGGTCTTGGGCACCTTGTCACCCAGAGCCATGCGGTATTTCTCCCACTGGCGGTAGTCCCGCAGCCAGCGGTTGCGTCCCTGCTCTTTTTTGCGGTAGGCCTCGATCTGTGCCTTGGTGCGCGGGTCTCGGCTGTACTGGTTCGTTCTGGGGTCGGAAAAGTGCCTGATCCGTTCCAGCTCTTCCTCCGTCCGCCCGGCGGGTGTCCATGGACGAAGGGCGTGCAGGCAGTTCGGGTGAATGTTCAACCAGCTGTTGGTCAGGTCATCCGGCCCGGCGGGGTCTACTTTGCCGAAGGCATCCGAAAGAGGAGGGAAGTGCGGGTCTTTACCGCTCTTGCTGTATACCCGGCCCTCATACGGAGCGCAGAGGGCGCAGGTGGTGCCGTGGGAGCTGATCTGATACAAGTCGTGCCCCTCGTCCTGCGTCACCACAGACAGGATTTCAGCCTGCCGAGACGTGGTGCGGGAGACCATCGTTGCATAGGTGTGCAGGCTCCAATTCCGTCCCGCCTTGTCTGTGAACGCCGTCACGCCTTCCCGGCGGAGCGCTTCCACGAAAGCGGGCACGCTTTGGTTCACGCCCCTTCCCACAGCCTGCTGTGCCGCCACCTGCTCCAGACCGATACGCCGGTAAACGTCCGGCTCAGTCCGGCCCAGAAGGGCGCTTTGCAGAGCGGAAAGCACCGTCATGTTCCCGTCCACCAGCTGGCCCATAAGGTTCATCGTGAGCTTCTGCACGATATCCGTCTGGGTGCTGGTAAGGCTCTGGGCGTTGGTGTAGCCGCGCAGGTGCTTTTCCGCGGTCTCGCCGGGAATCGCCCGGGCCTCCGGGTGATGGACGTAAAACTGCGCCTCGACCATGCGGGGCACATACTCCCATTCATCCGTTTCCAGCTTTCGGAGAATCTCCTGCACCCGTTCCAGCGCGGCCACGGCGTGATAGTCCACAAGCCCCCGGCTGCGCAGGCGGCCAATCTCGTTGATGATGTCCGTCTCCGCCTTGAGGTACAGCCGGATAAGGCGCTGCAGCTCCCGCTCAGGGGATGCACGGGCAAGAGTAGGCATATTTTACTCGCCCTCCTCAGTATCTTCCTGCACATTCTCGCTCATAAGCCCCGCCAGCGGGTCACGCAGGGCTGTCACGTCCTGATAGGTCTGGCCCTGCTTTGCGGCGATCAGTTCGTCGGTCAGGGAGCCGAACAGGCCGGTCTCGTCCTCCAGTTTCTTGAGCTCACGCATTGCCACATCTGCGTCAAGAAGCCCGGCCTGAAACGCCGCGATAATGACATCAGTCTTTTCCTTGGCGATCGTGGCCGTCTCGCTTGCAGTGGGTGTCCACAGGGGTGGGAACGTTATGTCAAGGTCGATCTGCTCAATGCCTGCGCTGCGGGCTACCACCGGGAGCAGCTTGTCCAGAATGGGCCGCAGCTTGCTTTCCCGAAGGGTGTCCACATAGTCGTAGTAGTTTTTCAGGTCGCTCTCGCCGGTGGCGTTCATGCCCGCCGGGGAACGGCCAAAAAGCTTGGTCATGGGGTAGTGGGACGCACCGCACAGGTTTAGGCACATGCTCTCGTACACGTCAGACAGGCCAGCAAAGGTGTACTGGGTGTTGTTGATCTTGTTTCCCTGCTCCACCAGCTGCATTCCGAAATTGGAGCGCAGGACTTTCTGGGCCTGCATGGTGTTCCAGAAGCGCCGCTGCACGTCCGGGCTGGACATGGAGAGCAGCTGCTCCAGCCCCTTTACCTCCATCGTGTTGACGTTCGCCTGGAAGGTCAGCGCGGCCATGTTGGCGCTCACGTTGTCGTGAGCCACCACGTCATTATAGAGCGCTTCCACCTCGGATTCGCCCCAGTAAAGCTCCGCCTGCCGTTCCAGATCGGGAAGCTCCCGGCCCACGAAACGCACAAGGCGGGAGTGATGGACACGGGCAGCAGTGTGCCCGGCGGCATCGTTGATGCTGTAGTACTCCGGCACAAGCTCCCCGCCCTCAAAGGTCAGGCTGGAATCCGGGCTGATTCCCTGCCAGCGGTCGAGGATGTACAACCCCCGAAAGCTACCGGGTAGGATCGCTTCCGCATCCAGCGGGCGGGAAAGGTCCTCCTGCCCGTCAATGAGGATAAGCCCGGCGGCACCGCCATACAGGCGGCCCCATTTCAGGCCAGTGCTCACACGGTCCCGGAGCCGGGTGGAACGCTCCACAGTCTGGATTGCCTTTCCTTGCTCCGGTGTGGTGCTCTTGAGGTCGTACCATTCTCGCAGCATATCGTCCACGAGCAAGCCCACGACGTTCTGCACCACCCAGTTGCTGCGGTACAAGCTGTTCAACAAGGCGTAGTTGTCCGTCATGCGTGTCAGCGGATACTCCGTTGCTTCCAGCGGGCTCTGAGAGCCGTACCCCAGCGAGAACAGCGGGTTGGAAAATGCGTCCAGCGTGGCCGTCATCGGTTTCTCTGTGCCCCCGGCGGGGCGGCTTTTGTTACGTCTGGACACGTTCAAACCTCCAATCAGGCAGTGAGTTGATATAGTAGCGCAGGGCATCCGGGCCGTGATCCTGCTGTTTGATAGGCTTTTCCACGCCCATGAGGGCGGCTTTATCGTCCCACCGGTATGTGCCGAGTTCATCCAGCAGCCCCTCGCAGTCGGTGGAGATCAGCAGATCGCGGTGGGAAAGGAGCGTGCTGCACTTGCGGATGCCGTTCAGTACGTCGTTGTTTCCTTCTATCACATAAACGCCACGCTGGCGCAGAGCTGTGATAAAGGATGCTGCCGCCGGGTCAACAATGGCAGCGCAGGGGTCTTTCCCCATGAACTCCATGAAATCATCGGCATACTCTTCATCTGTTTTCTGCCTGTGTTCCTGGCGGCTCGCCCACCTGTATTCCTGATGCACCCTGACTTTTTCACCATCATCGTAGATATCGAGAAAAACAGTGTCGTTAGTGGTTCCGTAGTCGCATGTAATGGTACGGGTGGAAAGGCTTTTGAATCCCACCGGTGCGTCCTGCGGGCGGTAGGTGTTTGCCGTGGTGTCCATCATATCGTAGATCAGGCCCTCGGCCATCACCCAGCGGCCCAGAATGTAGCGTTCATAGAACACGCCGCTGTACATGCTGCGGTAGCGTTCCCGGGTGCGCTCATCCAGTGACGGGTTATCGTCCATCAAGAAGTGCAGATGCAGCGCCCGGTGTTTTTTGGCCTGTAAGATCCACTCCTTGCGAAACCAATGCTCCGGGTTCTCCGGGTTGCAGTTGAACCAGAACTTGGCACCGGTGACAGAGCATCGGGCCAGCGCCTGCTCCACAAAGCTGCGGGGCATGAGCGCCACCTCGTCCAGAAGCACCCCGGCCAGCGTGATGCCCTGAATGAGCATGTAAGAACTTTCGTCCTTGCCACCGAACAGGTACACCATGTTCACCTTGCTGCCGCGCTGCACCGTGAGAACGTGGCCGCTGCGGTTGTAGGTGATCTGGAACTGCTGCTGCAAGTACCGGACAGACAGAAGCGGCTGAACAATGTTGCGTTCCACCGCGCCCACGCTCTTGCCGCAAAAAGCAAAGGAGCAATGGTTGAATTCTGCCATCATCCAGAGCACGAAGGACAAAGACATGATGGAGGTCTTGCCGGAACGTACCGCACCGTCGCAGATCAGGGCATCGTAGTCGCTTTCATACGGAAAAGTCAGGATCTGTTTTTGCTTCGGGGAGAAGCTCATTTCTTAAACTCCTCCTTCAAGCTCTTGGTGATGGGGTCATCTTCTACGGTCTGGTGGAAGGAATCGCCCTTCTTGCGATCATCAATGACCGTCCACTTGTCAATCAGAGTGCCCAGCGCCGTGGTGATCTGCTGCAGGGTCGCCCCTTCCAGTTTCTCCGGGTCGGTCAGGACACCGAGATAAACGTCTATGATCTCCTGAACACGCTCTTTCTTGCTGTCCATGTAGTCCAGCATCTCAAGTGTGTTCTGCTCTTTTTTTTGCTCAACTTTTTTCAACATTTCGGACGGAGCCGTTGAAATCAGCCGCTTTACCGTCGTGTCAGATACTCCGTTGAGCTTGGCGGTCTTGGTGTAGTTCTGCAGCTGCACATAGTCCGCAATGATCTTCTTTTTCTGCTTGTCTGTCAACCGCTGCGCACCCACTGCCACCACCTTCCTAAATCACCGCGTTTGAAACTACTTCAAACCGTAGTCGCTTACAATTTTGCTTATTTCTACCCTTGATCTCTTCTCAAGCAACGCATCTCTTACATCCATGGTAACGTCATTCACCCGATTCTTCGCTTGAATAATTGCATGAGCGCTTTTAGCTTCGCTCAGAACGATTCTTGCGGCTTCGACGTTTGCTTTTAGCGTCTGAATTTTTCTCTCGTTAAATTCTCTTCTTCGTGCATCTCTTGGAGAATCCGATTTTTTCTGAATCTCCAATTTCTGAAGTCGCTCTGCATACTCTTTTTGATATCCCTCGAATGTATTCTTGATCCATCCGTCTCTGATATCTTGCGCATAAGCAATTTGTTTTGGCGTTCCCTGCAGTTCGGGGAGGTCTCATCCAAAAGACTTCATTGTGGAATCCCCGCCCGCTCTCGCGGAGCTTCCCGAACCTCGTTTACTCACGGTAATGCCCCCTTTCGTATTGAAACGGTTTAATTTTGGTCACGTTCCAGTCAAATTCATCAGGGCATTTGCCATACCACAAGATGCCGCTCGGTTGAAGCACTTCCAGCGCCTTACGGCAATGTTTGGCAAAGCATTCCGCTTCGTATGGGTCAGACTGTGTGCCGTGGCTGGAAATGCTCACGATAGCGTTTCTCGGTTCCCCATCAAAGCACCAGTCATAGCTTTGCTCACCGCACCAGCAGAGCGTCGGGATCACATGGATGCCGTGGGCTTGCCAGTAGGCAGCCAGCCAGTGCTTTTTGTAGTGCATGAAAAGCTGCACCGCAAGCGGCATATCGCTGTACAGAGAAAAATCCGGAGAACATACCGCGCCGAACTGCTGCAAAAGGGAAATGTATTTGTCGGGGTTGTTCCAGAACCGTTCAAACTGGTAATCGTCCTTGTAAAAATGCACGCCCTTTGTGGCCTTGTCTTTGGCAGTCAGGGCGTAGTTTACCGGAATCCATTCCAGCTTGTCGATTCGGATGCCCGTTTCTGGCTTGATCGCAGGGATGCCATACTTGCCCACGCCCGGAAAAATCATCTTTTCGGTGTTTTCCATCGGCAAGATCACGGTTCATCCCTCCAAACCTTACTTTTTCTTCTTTTTTCTCGAAACGAATCCAATCCATGCACCACCCTGTTCGACCGTCACGCCAAACGGCTTTTGTGTGAGTTGCATGAGTTTTGTGCGGTCGCTCGACGACATCCCTTTTAGATCAAATGCAACTTTTGGGCCGCTCTTGTCCCAATATGTGGTATGAGACGGAGAAGAACCATCGCCGCTTCGATATTTGTTGAGGTCAACACCAACTTGCTCTTTTACGAAAGACACAACGTCGTTATGCGTTTTCTTGTATCTGGAACTATCCACAACAACGGCGGCTTTCTTCGCCTCTGCTGCCGCGATTTTGCTGTAATCGGTGACCCATTTGCCATTTACAAAAGATTCAAACTCGTGTTCGTTGGCAGTCCCACCGTTTGCCCTTGTGGAACTACCAGACCCGCGTTTACTCATTCTTGGCACTCTCCTTTCTGCGTTTATGGCTTTTCTTCCAGAAAATAAAAAGCCCGAAATTGCTCAAGCTAAATCTCAAGCTATTTCAAGCTAAAAATCACGGTAGCCGTCAGCCGGATTTGAACCAGCACCCACAGGCCCCCGCCGGAGCGTGGTTAAGTGCCTCGGATGTATCGGGTTGTTGTAAGCTAGCCATGTGGTGTCACCAACGTTGTCCCGCCTTAAATGGGCGGCGCTCTCCCAGTTGAGCTATGACGGCATATAAGCAGCAACGCCGTAATCTGTTTTTACCGGACAGTAAGACGTTGCCGCTGCATCCGGAACTTTCGCGGCCAGATGCCCCGCTACTCTCTGCATGCCGTCCCCCGGTCATGCAAAGTCTGGCACTCCAGGCAGGGCTCGAACCTGCAGCCTGCGGTTTTGGAGACCGCCGCTCTACCACTTGTGAGCTACTGGAGTATAAAACGCCGCCCTTGGAATCGAACCAGCCGTGCCTACACACACGCACCGCGCTCCACATTGCGCTCAGGCGGCCATATAGCAAATAAAAACAGCCCACGGTTCGCCGCCGGGGCTGCTTGAGTTGACGCACATCCTGCGGGGCATGCTGGCCCGCTCGGATTTCCGGTGCTGCTGTTCACGGGCGGAGGTTTCAGGGCGTGGGCAAGATTTCAGGGGTCCCACACCCACCCGCACACCGGTGGTGAATCACTCCATGCGTCAGATCTGCCGCGTTACAGACTTTGCGGCGTTCGGTGCGAGATTGCAGACTTGAACTGCGCCTAAACCTCCATGATCGGTCTGGACACCATTTCTCGCATAGAAGCAGCCCGCAAAGCACGGTGTCAAAGCGAAAAAGCGTTAAGCGGCATGAACGAAAGGAGAATTCGTACGGGGCCGCGCTTTGGAAGCTGCTGAGAAGCGGCGCACCGCTTTGCGCGGTTCCGCTTGTAGTCATTTTACCACACTTCGATTCACATGTGTTTCACAACGATTCAAATAAAGCGTAGAAATCAAAGCGCTTTCAATGGTCGTTTTGTACATCCTCCCAGATTTCTGCCAAAGCATCAAACCCCTCGTGGATGTAGGTAGAGACCGAATTGTCTCTGGACAAGCCCACGTCCACCGCGATCTTCTTTTGGGGCTTCAGGTCGATATACCAGCCGCAGATGCACTTTGCTTGCTTTTCAGACCGAGCAGACCCGCTCAGGCAGTAGGCCCGCCGGGCAGCTTCGATGCGCAGTTCACAGAGATCAAGCTCCATCTGCTTGAGGTTCCGCTCTTCTGTGTCGATTCTCTCCACGGCAAAGCCTACTTTGTCACCAGCTCCACCGCCCGTGGGCATCCCGCTCATGCTCTGGGTGCACTTTTCGGCAGTATCCCGGATGCGCTGGATCTTCTGCTTCTGAGCCTCGACCTGCTCCGCCAGATCTCTGCACTGCTGGAACCACGCCTTTACCTCGCGATAGTCCACACCGGTGCGGGGTTTTGGTTGTTCGCTTTCAGGTGTCCATGTGCGGGTCATCACTTTCCCTCCTCGATGTGTAGTAGGCTCATTTGACTTGTGCGCTCCGCAAACCTCTCTTCTTCCATGTGAAAATAGGAACTGTCAATTTCAAACCCGATAAAGTCAATTCCGGCTTCATAAGCGGCAATTCTGCTACTTCCGCTGCCAAGGTGAGTATCTAGCACCTTTTGTCCAGGCTTTGCGTAGTTTTTGAAGATCCAATCATACAGCGCAACTGGTTTCTGTGTTGGATGGATTCTTTTCTCGTTCAGGCTTTTATTGCCCTGCATGATATGTCCTTCTGTGATGCTCTTACCTTGCATCATTCCAGACCACATATACCGAAACAGCCGAACACTAGAGAACAAATCCGTCGCCGCGATCTCACAGTCTGAGAAACTCGATTTTCCATTGCACTTGTCCCACACGATCCGACCGGATGCAAAACTATAATCGAAGTAGTTGCAGCCCCATACAATGTAGTGTCGGCTTACCCGGCGCAGCTCGTCGAAGTATTCCTTTCCCGGCTTCGTCCATTCCGGCGAAACCGGATAGTCACGATGTACTCCAATCTTGCTGATTTTTGACCCGTAGAATCCTCTGCGTTCAGGCCCCGAAAAATACGGCGGGTCTACCACAGCAAGATCAAAGAAATCGTCCCGGAACTCTTTCATTGCTTCCATGCAGTCCATGTTATAGCATTTGTTTAACACAAACATCATGTATCGTCCTCCATTTCTTCAATCTCGATTTCCGCCCTCGGGTTTTTCCGGTCAAGCTCCACCCGGCTGCCATCGTGGGCGGCCACGATCTGGCTGTTATCGTCCGCCAGAACCTTGGCCTTCACCAGAATGTCGCAGGTGGCCTCGATGAGGTTTGCAAGGTCAACCTTGCGCCGGGTGGCCATGTAGTACACGCACCTCACGTTTACGCGGGATGTGATGGGGTTGTAAGGCCGTTTGATCTGCCACAGGCACTTTTCCTGATACTGCATGAATGCCTCGCTGGGGGCCACAATGCGGCGATTTGCGGGGGCCTTAAGGATGCGGGCAGAGTTTTTCTTTGTGCGGGGGTCGCCGTAAAGGATCAGGTGCAATCATCATCACCTCCCAGTAGCTCGTTTCCACTCAGCCTTGCTTCTGTTTCTTTTACAATTCTATCTGGTATAATATAATCACACGGAAGTTCGTTAGAAAGGCCACAACTTTCATGGCTTCCGAGGTTGTGGATGCAATCCTTACATCCATTTTCAAATTTTGCATCGCAATATCTTTGCAGGACAAGGGCCGCTTCCACAGCTTCTTTATCTGTCGGGATATAAAGTACCTTCAGCAAAAGATATCCCTCCCTTCCTGCATCCGCTGGAAGGTCTCCTTGTAGGAGTAGACCTTCGCCGGGACGAACTGCATTGTGTTTGCATCCGCCAACATTACAACGTCCTCATGCTTTTCGATCAGCTGGCGAAGCTCTTTCATGTAGGCCACCAGCCCGCAGGCATCCGAGTACGAAACGCCGCGGCTCATCATCTGCTTGATAAACTGTTTCTGTGTCATACAATCACCCCCATTGTTCTGACATTGCTTTTGCCACGCCCGGAAAAGTCTTTGCACGGTTCCTTGCACGGTCAGTGGTAAACATTCCCTTATGCTGCTCACCATGCTTATGCGAGTAAGATCCAGACGGGCACCATGTCGCGGTAGGTTCTACGATGTTTGTCGGGTGCAGCGGCGGTACACCGCGCTCCCATAGTAACGTTTTCTTGCTGTACGGATGTCCGTACTCGTAGGGCTGGATTGCCTGCGTAGGCTTTGGGTAATCAAAAATCTTGCTGGGGGTTGGATTCTCAATCACCACTTTTTCGCAATCTGCCGCCCAAACGGCAAGAAAAAGCGCTTTGCCGCACAATCCCTCATAATACCGGGAAAGATTGAGCTTTCCTCCTTTGTACAGGTGTCTTGCTCCCGCGTTGCTCGTCTTTGTGCAGGGGACAAATGCGATAATCATATCCCAGCGAGGCACATCATGTGCGATTCCGTCCATGGTCACGACCTGCCCCCCCTCAATAGCCTTTAGGCAGTCACCGAGAATATGCCATTCTGGATGCCCGCCGGACGGCTCAATCAGGTCGCAGGAATAGGCTTCGTGTCCACGAGCCCGGAACGCTTTGCATACCTCTTGCGATTCCTCACAGGCAATTAGCACTTTCATGCGCTTCTCTCCTTTGATGGTTTCTGCGGGTACTGCCACTCCACCACATGGCGGATAATGCCGCCATAGTCAGGATTCAACCAGCCGTCAAAGCCGTAGCAGTCCTTCATATAGACACCGACCTTGTAGCCCTCCTCTTCCGTGTACAAGAGAAGCGGTTCGCTCACATCGCACTCAAGAGTGCCCTCGCATTTGTCCTCGTCCACCTCGTGGTGCAGCGGCGGGGTCTCACTGGCCGGGTGCCATTTCTGGCAGATTTCTGCTTCCGGAAGCGTGTCAATAATCCTGTTTACATCTTCCAATGTCTTGATGTAGCCCAGAGCGGCCTCCATAAAAAGATGCTGCTTCAAAGTTTCAGCATCAAGATATTTCCGTTTGCTCATTTGTCGCATCCTCCATTCTTGCACCGCACATCGGGCAGTATTTATATCCATTTTCCATTGGTGTCCCGTCATACATGACAATGCTGTCTTTGCAATTCGAGCAAGTCCAGATGATAGGATCGCCAACGGCATCTTCTTCCATGTCCCAATGCGCCACTGGCCGCAGTGTTTCCGGGTCAATGATGGGAGCCTCGTCCACGCTGTTCAGGGCATCCTTATAGCAGCATTCTTCAATAGTGAACGGATTGCTTGCACGAAGGTTCATTTCAATGCGCTTGTGCAAAGCACTTGCATCAATCAGTCTTTTCTCAGCCATGTGTCAAAACCTCCGTTCTCTTGACATGGATGTCCCGGTACTCCGGGTAGTGGTCGCCCGCCATCTGGCAAGCGTGAAATTCTGCGGCCTGCTGGCTGCTTGCGGTCAGGCGGTAGGTCAGGGCCGCGTCTCCTACCGGGCCGCTGCACAGCACAACAACATGATATTTAGGCACTCTTCGCCTCTCCTTTCTTGCGCAAAGGCCTGCGATTTGCAGCGTTTTTGAGGAAATCGGGAGCTTTTGCTGCATCTTCTGGGGGGCGCGTGACCAGTTTGTCGCGTCCCGCCCCGATGGGGTTCGTCTTGCGGTACTCTTCCACAGACGTGCAGCCCTGCCGGGCGGCTTCTGCCAGTGCCTTGCGGACATAGGCCCAGCTGTGGCCGCCCAGATCCCCGCACTTGCGGATGATCTCGGTCACAAGATCAGCGCCCAGGCGTTCAATGTAACCGGTCAGCTCTTTTTCGCTGTTAGCGCTCAACTTACCGATGTTTTCTCTAAAAAAATCCACAGGCGATATCGTCGTCCTCGTCCCTGTATAGGAGGAGTCATCTTTAGATGACGACGACTTATCTATATCTAATATCTTATCTCTAATATCTGTATGGACATTTTTGTGGACGTTTTCGTGGACATCCTGTGGACAATGTCCACAGTCAGAAGAGCCAATTAGACGTTGGTTCGTTCTTTGCAGTTTTTTTTGCGTTGCGTAGTCTGTCGCACTTCCGACCATTTCAGAGTGATTTGCAAGCACGAGCGTGCCGTCTTGCTCCTGATAAATCAGCCCAAGCTTCGCGTAAAGACCCAGCGCAACGCGCACAGTATCGGTAGAAAACCACTTGGTATCACGCTGAATCTTGTCCACGTCATACGGAATGATCACCTCACCGATCTGCCGTGAAAGCCTGCCATTGGTGTTGATGGTCATAAGGCAAAGCATCTGGTACAGAACCACGTAGTTTGCGCCGTTCTTCTGCCCCATGAGAAAATCCACCGCGTCAGACCGCATAAAGCTGTCTTTGAGCTTTAGCCAGTAGTATCTTTTTCCGGTAGCCGTGTGTCTTCACCTCCTTCCGCACGCCCGTATAGCCAGATAGCACAGCTCTTATATAACTCGGTGGTCACTCCGCCTCCACAAATTCTCCGTTTTTGAGCGTGTACCAAACGCCGTCCTTTATGACAGTTCCGTCAACCCGCGCCATTTTTGCCAGCAGGAAGTTACCGTCATAGTCATACTCGGTCAGCACGATGTAGCATCCAATCGATCCACGAGCCTTGCTGTTGTAACCGTTTGCAACGGCAATGCTGGCTTTTCCGCTTACCTCTGCCGTGGAGCAGTAGCCAGACGCGGCACCCGTGGAGTAGTTGCCAGACGCGGCACCCGTGGAGTAGTTGCCAGACGCGGCACCCGTGGAGCAGTAGCCAGACGCGGCACCCGTGGAGTAGTAGCCAGACGCGGCACCCGTGGAGCAGTTGCCAGACGCGGCAGTTTCTTTTGCTCCTGCCGTCTTTTCCTTGACGCGCTTCATCACGGCTTCCACGCCGATTTTGAGCATATCGGTCAGTTTCAGCTCACCTTTCACAGTCAGCTCGGTGCATGCGAGCTTGCTATCATCGCTGGATTTGTCGACCTCGCCGCCGCACTCGACTTGGAAGAACCGCGCGCCGTCGCTCACATGGTAATAGTGCAGCACATCAAAGGGCACCTCGCAGGCGTGCATTCCGGCGGTGCAGCAGTCGGCTTTTTCTTCGGTGTAGGTCTTACCCACTTCGTACTGCTTGCCACGGCACATCATGTTTTTGTCCGTGGCTTTGTATGCAATGATTTTCTCACTCATTTTTCAAGCTCCTTTATTAGAACGGAAGATCGTCATCGTCTGTGATCTCTGCAAAATCATCTGCAGAACCCTGCGAGAAGCCCTGCGCCGCCTGCGGGGCGCTGTAAGAGGCTTTTGCTTCGGATGTGTAACTTTCCGTCTGCTTGTCAAAATCACGCACAGCGGGCTTGTCTGCCGCCTTTGCGCCGCAAAAGCTGACGCTGTTTGCCAGAACCTCCACTTTCGTGCGGTTGCTGCCCTGCTTGTCCTGATACGAGCGGGTCTGGATGCTGCCGTCAATGGCGATCATGCTGCCCTTCTGGAAGTACTTGCAGATATGCTCTGCCGTCTGCCGCCAGGCAACGATATCAATGAAGTCAGCCTTGCGCTCCTCGCCCTTCGGGGTATATGTACGGTCAACAGCAATGCTGAAGCTGCACACGCTGGTGCCGTTCTGGGTGGTCTTCAGCTCCGGGGTATGGGTCAGGCGGCCCATCAATGCAACGACGTTAAGCATGCGTCAATCCTCCATCTTCTTTCGGCTGCTTTTTAGCGCATTCCATGCACAGGATACGCCCGTATTTTTTCTTGCTCCGGTCAGCCGCCTGCTGGGCAGTGACCTTTTCGCCCTTGTAAGTAAACCCTTCCACGGGCTTCCCGCAGCTAGCGCAGGTCGGCTTTGCCGGGGTCGGCGCTGTAGGCCTGTCGTACTTGGTCGGATCTTTCTCCCAGTAAACATCTGCACCAATGCCCAAAGCCTTGCAGGCCACGCTCTGCGCGTCCGTGTATGCCTTTTTATAGGCTTCGTCATCCGTGCGCTTGCCGTCTTTTTCTGTGGAGATTAGCATCGAGCCGCCCACGCCGGGAATCGGGGCGCTCCATTCATTCTTTTCCCCGCCCTCATCGATCTGCCGAATGTAGAGGTTGGTGCAGCAGTGTACCATGATCTCTCCGTTTACCCCGGGCTTTTCCTCAAAGATGGGCGGATCGAACCGCCAGCCAATGCCAGCGGGACCGAAAAGCTCTGTCAGCTTCTTGACTCTCCACATGGGATTGATGTCCGTCATCCCCTTCAGGCGGCCGCCGCCGATTGCCTTCCGCGCTTCCTTGGGCACGCCACGGGCGCTTTCATAAATGGTCATTTTGTCCATGTTTGTACTCCACCTCCTTGCATCCACGCTTCCGGCACATGCTCTCCAGCTCGGCGTAGGAGCTGTTATATGCAGTTTCTGCCATGTATGCCAGGTCTTTGGCCAGCCTGAAGCAGTCTGACTGTGAAAGCACGATCTCCACCGCATAGACTGCGCGGCCCAATGCCCTGGCTGCTTCCTGGCAAATGTGCACATAATCAGCCTGATCCTCGCCCGCGTATTCACTGTCCGGGTGCAGTCTCATATACGACTGACCCCCGGCAACTGCCTTCTGAACCGTTCCGCAGCACCGGGATGCATCGCCCAGCTTTGCAAGAGCGTCCAGAATCAGCGCCAGCTTCCATTCCGGCACATTGGCCGCATAGTTCAGACAAATTTCTTTTTTTTCATCACACTGCATAAGGATCACCTCATAGATACCGGCTGCCCGGAATCATCCACGACAAGGTACGTGCGCGTCGGGTCAGTCTTTTTGAGCTGATCCGCATACTGTTCCGCGTCCTGCACACACCGGAAAGGGATCTCGTTCAGAAAGACCATATCCGCCCCATAGATCTGAACCGTGCTCATTTGCGCCACCTCCCGTTTTTCCATGCCCGCCAGACCAGAAAGACCACGACCAGAACGTTGAATCCGATCCATAAGGTCAGCCCACGGGCCACCGCCTTTGCCGCCGGGGTGGAAAGTGCTCCCACGGCCCGGAACAGCAGCTCTGTTTTACTCACTGTAAAATCTCCTTTCGTTCAAAAATACTTTGCTTTGCCTCTGCAGATCTTTGCATGTCTATGCCTTTGCCGTACATTGCACACACCGCACAGCCGTTGCAAATCGTATCAAAGTGCTTCTTCGCTATGCCTTTGCGCTGCATAGCAGAGCGGCGCGTATCTGCTCAACGCCTTTGCGATGCCTTGCCGCCCACACCACGCCCAGCCTTGCCTTCGCTTTTCGACACGAGGCCCTGCATTTCCTTTGCTTTGCTTATCGAGGCAAGTCTGATCCAAGCGATCTACGCCTATCTACGCCGTTGCGCTGCGCTTTCCAGCTGAGCCTTGCCTTTGCCCCGCGCTGCACTGCAGTGACTACCTGTGCCCCTGCTGAGCAAACTTGTCAGCACAATGCCGTTGCCGAGTTATGCGCACATATCCGCGCCTTTGCAAATCATATCATTGCCGTAGCAGATCAAATCCTATCCATGCAATGCCGTTGCTCAGTCGATGATGTCAAAGGTGAAGCGGCCCTTGCCGCTGTTTCTCCACTGGCCGATGCCGCGCAAAACGCCGTAGTCCAGCCACTCCAGAACCGCGTTCTCAAGCGATTCGTCCATGAGAAGGATCTCAAACTCGCAGGTGCTGCCTGCCGGGATCTCCTCAGAGTTGGCCAGGCTCACACGCTCACCCTGGGCCGTCTGGGCACGCAGGGGGCGCTGGCAGTCACCGATCTTGCCGTTGACCTTGATGGGGATCATGCGGGGCTGCGGGAAGATCAGGCCGTCGATGACCTTCTTGTAGGCAGAGATCTTGCCGCTCTCGTTGACGGCCCGCTTCTTGCCCGTTTCTGTCTTGCCGCCCACACGGGCCAGCATACCGCAGGAATCCTTGAAGAATCCCTTGATCTGGTAATCATACAGAACCGGCTCTCCGTTCTCGTTGCGGGGAAAGACGGTCATGCCCTTGTCTGCCACGGCATCCACGCCCAGAGCGGCAACCTCGTCCTCGATCGTAGCTGCATCCGGGCTCTTGCTGGCAATGAAATCCCGGGCGACGTTCTGGTTGGAGGGCCAAGTGCCCAGCACCGGCTCCAGGAAGGTGATCTTGACTTTCAGAATTTTTGTTTTCATGCCGATTTCTCCTATATCTTGTGGTTTGCGTAATTCAAAACGCATTATCTTGCATACAGCAGGTTTCCCAGAGCATCCCGCACCTGGATCATCTCGTAGTGCCGGATGTTCTCATCTGCCCAGTGCTGGGCCTTAACGCTGGCGGGCTCCCCGGGGTATTCGTCCGGCGTGAGCGGGTCTGTGAACTGCTTGACATCGCAGCCCCAAGGGTTCTCACGGTAGGCGTAAGCATATACAGTCATGCTCATGCGCCCCTCCGGTTCTGCCGGTAGTCCGGCTCTTCGGTGCGGGCGTGGGTGCGGTCAACGCGGCCATAACGGCGGGCGTTCTGCTCCCGATCCTGGGCGGCAAAGCCCAGCCGCAGGAACATCACCGCTGCCAGAACCAGGCACAGGGCCGTGGCAAACTGGCCGTCCGAGATGGTTCCTCCCGTCTGTGCTACGCCCTCGATGCCCATGCCGTACAGCAGACTTACGGCACCGCTGGCAGCAGCCAGCCAGTACCAGATGCAGGATTTGATCTTCATATTTCCATTTCCTCCTTGTCGTTCTCATACGGGCGGACGATCTTGCATCCGCGCCGGTGCATATACTCGATAAAACCGTCGATGTAGATTGTTGCCTGCCGCCGTTTGGTATCTTCCCGGGGGACTACCCACCCAGCGAATTCGCCGGATGCAACATTATTCCAGAACTTGTTCGGGCTCATCGGGACGAGATTTGCCCGGAACATCTCGCAGCACTCTGCAACGCCTTTCATCGTGATTCTTTCGCTCATGCCGCTGTCTCCTTCCTTAGAACATGCTGGTCTGGCCGTTGGTCTGCTGGATCAGCATCACGGTGTTGGTGCTGGGCTTCCAGCGCTGGATGTACTCCACGGCCTCGTCAAAGCGCTTGCGGGGAATTTTGTTTCGGCTGCTGACCCGGAACCACATCTGGATGTCCTTGTTGATCTCGCAGTAAACAATGCCCCGTACATGGGAATCGCCGTAGGCCGGGGCGTTCTTGCTGCCCAGAGCTTGCACAACAACGTGGTTCACGGCATTCTTGAGGGAAAGCTGCTGGTCATAGTCCACGACCATGTTATTTTCCAGCGCCGTGATCCGCTGCTCCTGCCTCTGAGTGCGGTCGTCCAGCAGGAACAGCGCCTGCAGCTCCTTGCTGAGCTTGGGCATCTGCGGAGTGGCCAGCTGTTTCTCCATTGCATTGAACGCCTGGATGTACTTCAGCTTCCACTCGAGGGCGGCCTTTCCGGTAAAGCCCATCACCAGCAGGCTGAAACCGTCCCGGTTCATCAGGTACATGGGGTACTGCTTGCCGCGGTTCTCAAACGTTGTTTCGTAGAACATGGATTTGGCGGCTGAATTTTCAGCCACGAGATTTGCGACGGCCTGTATCACATTTTTGTGCTCCTTGCCGAAGTTCTCAGCAATCTGGCGGCTGGATGCCACCGGCTCGCCGTTCTGGGTAGATAAGATAATGTCTGTCATGCTTTCTTTCCTTCCTGCTGCTCTTCCAGCAGCTTGTCAACCGTGCAGCCATACAGAGCTGCGATTTTGGGCAGCATCGAAACGCGAGGATTGTTTGCGCCGGTCTCCCAAAAGGAGATTGCCGACTGGTCAACGCCAAGCGCGGCCGCTGCCTGTTTTTGCGTAAGTCCTGCTTTTTCCCGCAGTTCCGCGAAACGCATTCTTTCATCCCTTTCTAAATATTAGTTTTTCTCATTGACAAGAGAACGAAAGCTGTATATAATAAGGGTGCAAACAATATTAAAACAGTTTTCAAAGCATCAAGGTGATTAGTTTTGATTACTTTTCTCTTGGAACGAGATTAGTATATCTCATTCTGTCCCCGCTGTCAATTAGTTTTAATCATTTAGAATCAGTTTGTATGGTTGCACAAATGAGAAAGGGGATTTTTGTATGTTTTGGGATGTTTATACTCGTTTGTGCGCCAAAGATGGAAAAGCGCCAAATGTTATTGCGCGAGAGGTCTGTGGCGTTAAATCGACCGGAACAGTAACAGGGTGGAAAAACGGAGCAACTCCGCGCAACAATGTGCTTGGACAGCTTTCAGATTACTTTGGGGTCTCTGTTGATTATCTGCTGACCGGCGAAGAGCAAAAAGAAAAGCCCACTCCCAGTGAAGAGAGTGAGCTGAATGCGCACGCTAAAGCCATACTATATAAGTATGAGCAGCTTGACCCTGTGCAAAGGGTCATGTTTGAAAAGATGCTCGATGCCGCACTTGAGGCAGCGAAGGGGAAAGAAAATGGTTGAGTTAAAGCAGGAAGAATCTTTGCTGAAGGCTCTTTGCCAATTCTATGAGAATCCAGACCCAGATGTCTGCATCTACAAGGAATTCGTTTCCACCGTTGTAGGAAAGCAGAATGCAGATGCCGTGTTGGATGTTTTGTGTGCCGATGGGTATGCGAAAATCGAGGGTTTTAACCCTTTGATACGCATTTGCGAAAACAACTCCCCTACCATACGCCTGACCGACAAGGGAAAGACGTATTTTGTGGAGAAGCAGCGAAAACAACGCATTACCCGGCGGCAGGCCATCCAGAGCATCGTGCTCTCCTTAATCTCTGCCGTGATCGGCGGCTTTATCTCAAGATTATTTGCTTGAGAAGTCCAAACCTGAAACGTCCAGAGTATGACCGCTGATCTTTGTAACGCACATCGTTTTTGCCCTTTCCAGATCCTTTTCTGTCAGAGTTCCGGTATCGACTTTCTTTGCAATACCATGTGAATCTTGCAGATACAAGGTTGTACAGGTGCACAAACGCAGAATATCGTAGAGGGACACCATTGAAAACTGGGCGATTGCTTCGATTTTTTTCCGTTTGAAAATTTCCAGATCCGATGCATCCACGAACAGATACACGATGATGCAGGTGACCAGGAAGAGCAAAATTGCAATCACTGCCAAAAGAAAGTTACTCAGCATTTTTCTGTACCTCATCCAAAAGTTTGTCTACATTGATGTCAAGAGAAAGTGCAAGCTTGATTTTCTCAAGTATAACACATTCCGGGGCCGATTTCATCAATTTTGTGCTATATTCTTGCACTTTGTTTTCCTCCTTTGGTCATTGAAAATTTGTTTTCTGGCAGCCGGTTGGCTGCCTATTTTTGAATCTTTTTTCTGAATTCGGTTAGTTTGCAACGCCATTATACAACCATTTAGTGTTCGATGCAATAGCATTGACTATATTTTTTTGTATTATTTTGAAATGAGGAGATTGTACTATGAAATGTCCCAAATGCGGCAGTGAAGTCCAAGAGTCCAAATTTTGTTCGGAGTGTGGAGCGCCGTTGAGCGAAGAGACTGCTGCACAAGAAAAGGCACAGGCAAATTCTAAGAAAAAGCCCAAAAAGAAGCGCGGGTGTGGCACAGTCTTTCTTGTGTTCTTTGCGTTTATCCTTATTGGCGGTTTTCTCACTGCTATCGAAGACCCTCAATTTTCACAATCCGCTTCTGCCGGAAGGCAAGCGGCCTCTATGCAGTCTGGAAGCACCGCAATCCCCAGCGCAGAAAAGCAAGCCGAAATCGATGCAGCCCTCGCAAAGCTAACGAAAAAAGCGGACGAGGTCGAGAATTCTGCTTACTATATGCCTTCCTGCTATCCAGAGTATGCCAATAGCAGAAGTTTTGCTCTTCCGTATATCGGAGAAAAAGACGGGAATTATGGCCTGCTTTGGAAATTCAACTACACCGGATCTGATTGGGTATTCTTCTCAGATGTAGTTATCAATATCGACGGTGAAAAAGCTGCTACAATTCCGTTCAATTACTTCGATATAAACCAGCAGGTGTTCACCGGCGGTGTATACGAAGCCGTCGATGTTAATCCTGCTTCCAAATATGTTGACTTGCTGCAGAAAATTGCAAGCTCTGAAAAAACAATCATCCGATTTGAGGGAAAAGACAGCAAGTACGACATGACCGTTTCTGAAACTGACAAGCAAGGAATCCAGGACGTGCTTGACGCATATAATCTTGTCAAATAACGGAATCGTCGTCCAGCCGCTGCATTTTCTGCAGCAGCTCCCCAGCAAGCTCCCCGCCGGGGCAGTTGGCGGCATCCAGCAAGCGCCGGACGCTTTCCGCCTTGCGGACCACATAGAAGCGGGCCCGGGTCTGACCCTCGGGCGGCATATCCTCGTAGCACGCCAGGGCGGCGCGGATGTGGGTGCAAAAGCTCTGCATTTTGTCCATAAATCATTCCTCCCAGGGCTTTGGAGTGGGCTGCGTGCCGGTGAGCACGCTGGCGGGCATTCCGTCAATGATGGTCATATCGGGGTCCATGCTGACTGTCTGACTGTTTTTCATTTCATTTTTCTCCTTTTTTGGTAATATTTGCATCTTATGCACCAGATTCTACCATGCGCCAGAGGAAAATGAAATCTGTGTAATTTTTGTCGAATGGCGCAGAGTTTTTCTGCGCCATTTTCCTTTTATAACACGCTGCGTTTAGGGGTGATAAGCATGAGTTATTTTACCGCTGATCAAATCGGGAAGGCGCTTTCAAAAGCGCGGGTATCCGCCGGGCTAAGTCAGAGAGAGATTGCGATCCGCGTCCAGAAGGGAGAGCGGACAGTGCAAAGCTGGGAAAAAGGTGACACAAGCCCAGACAGCGACGAAATCATGGATTGGTGCACAGCCTGCGGAGTATCCCCCATCACGGTTTTTATGGAAGTTATGCACCCGGATCTGTACGCAGTGCCAGACGGGCAGAAAGAAGATGCAGCCATAGATAAGGAACTTCACACGCTGGTGCAGGCGCTTCCACCGCTCACCCGGCGGCTTCTGCTGTTTGTGCTCAAGGGACGACATGGGAGCAGCCCGCCTGCGGTTATATCTGAAATGGCCGCAAACCTCCACTGCCCTCTCAACAACCGGGTCAGTGTGTGCGGCACTATCATCGATCAGTACAGCTTTGCCAAGATCAGAGGGCTTGACCCGTGCCCGGACGAGCCGCATCCTCCGATAGAGGATTTGAAAGCCAATTACGCGTCAGGGCGCACAGCGTCAGAGAACGGCGCTTTGGGCTATATAGGGCGCAGAAAGGAGTAGCGTAATGAAATGTATCAGATGCCATGTAAGCATCCCGGACAAGGCTCTATTTTGCCCGTGGTGCGGAAAGCAGCAGGATGCAACGTCCGCTCCCGCGCATAGAAAAAAGCGCCGCCGCCCAAAGGGCAGCGGCAGCGTGTACAAGCTGAAAGGGGTCCGGGCAAGGCCCTATGTAGCCGTGACCGGGAAAAAAGAAGTGCTGGGCACATACGGAACGCCCGGGGAAGCCGTCCAGGCGCTTGACGCATACAACGCCCAGAACACCCCGGCAGAGCGTCTGAAATGTACTTTTGCGGATGCCTACGAAAAATGGCGGGCACAGCCGAAGTTTTCAAGTCTCAGCCGGGACATGATAAATGGATACGATCTGGCTTTCAAAAAAGCCGCTCCGCTGTACAGCCGACAAATGCGAGACCTGAAAGCGGAGGACTATCAGCAGATCATAGACCAGATGGTCGCAGACGGTCTCTCCCGCAGCTCATGTGAGAAGCAGCGCACCCTTTTCAGCCAGCTATGTGAGTGGGCAATGGCCCAGGACATCATCAACAAGAACTATGCCCAGCTCCTTCACCTTCCAGCCGCAGCCGGAAAGGCAGAGCGCACCCTTACGGCGGACGAGATTGCCCGGATCAGCTCCTACCAGACCGACAAGCGCTTTGGTCAGACAGCGCAGATTGCTATGGTGCTTCTCTATACAGGAATGCGCATCGATGAGCTGCTTTCCATGCGCTGCGAGAACGTGTACCTGAAAGAGCATTACATGCAGGGCGGTGAAAAAACGGAAGCGGGCAAAAACCGCATCATCCCCATCCTTGACCCCATTTACAAGATCATCGCCTTCTGGATGATGGACAGTGGGTGTGAGTGGCTGATACCTTCTAAGGCCGGAACCAAGCTGGACAAGAGAAACGTGGCCACGAGGTTCCGGGCTTTGATGCAGGAGTGCCAGATCGAGGGCGTGCACCCGCACACTCTTCGCCATACGGCCAGTAGCAAGATGGTGGAGTGCGGCCTTGAAAAAACCGCCGTGCAAGCTATCCTCGGTCACAAAAACTTTTCCACCACAGCAAACAAGTACGTTTCCCACAACGACCCGACATATTTGTTACAGGAGATGCGAAAGATGGAATACTAATTTTGTTAGCTCGTTTGTTAGTTTATTCCTGTTTTTCACCGTATTTTACCGTGTTTTAGCAAAAGAAAATGCCGTTCATGTGATTTAATATCACGAATGAACGGCATTTTTTGGAGCTGGTGACAGGAGTTGAACCTGCAACCCACTGATTACAAATCAGTTGCGCTGCCATTGCGCCACACCAGCATCGGTTACTTAGATAGTATACCACCAGCGGGCGGGTTTGGCAAGGCTTGATTTCTGATTCTACGG